CAGACCTTGGGCCCTCTCGGGGTCACGCTTGATACCCGTCAGCGCGGGGGATTCAACTTGTGGCCCAGCGAAGTAACCCAACTCCAAGACATCTGCAAGAACGGCTCCGAATCGAAGGCGTACGCCGTTGACACGGTGCCTTCGGGCGCGTGTCACTCTCCCATCTGTTCCCTCTACTTCGCTGGGCCACAAGTTGAATCCCCCGCGCTGACGGGTATCAAGCGTGACCCCGAGAGGGCCCAAGGTCTGTGACTGAAAAGCACCGGCCCCGGCCTGGGACCAACGAATTACCGCGCCGATGAGGACCAGCCGCGCCTCCGCGATCTGGTCATCAGTCGGTTCCGGATCAGTAGAGGCGAGGCATGGCGCGACCCGTGACGCTCGAGCATTCGCACCCTCTACCCACAACGTGGCCATCGCGTGTGAGGCGATGTCGTCAGGCAGGTCAGCGGATGTGATGATCGCGGTCACGGGTCACGCCCTCCCCGTCACTTACTGGCCGGGGTGCTCGTCTTGGCGGCGCGCTTTTCCGGAAGGCGATAGCCCGCGGCGATGCGCTCGTCTTTCTTGGACTCGGCAACGGAAACCGTTTGACCGTTGGGTGCGATCAAAGTGACCGTCTCGACCTTCTTCTCAGTCATGGTTGTTGTTCCTCCCTCGACTTAAGAGTTGGCGGTGCCGTCTTTGACCTGCGCGAAGGCGTCCAGCGACATGATGCCGATGCCGTAGACAACCTCAGCGCGGATCGCGATCTGGTTCTGCCGCTTCAGGTCTCCAAGACCGTCCGGGTCGCCGAACTCGATCAGTTCTAGCGGGATGTTGACCTGCACGCCCCACCGGAACGCCGAGAAGTCACCGACGATGGCCTTCACGTTCGGGTTCGTAGACGCGTATGCGCCGGTCGTCGGGGTCACGGCCTCGGGGCCGCCGCGCACCGTGTCCGACACAGCCGCCTTTAGCCCGGAGAAGGCGGTCGCGTCCGCGCCGAAGCCCAACTCCGGATACAGCTTGCGGCCCTGCGAGTCTCGCTGGGTTGCCAGCGTGAACGCGTAGCTGTTGTCCAGCGCGACACCGTCCGGCGAGAGGCTGTCGGCGAGCACCAGTCCGACCGCAGCCTCAATGGCCAGGTCCGGGGTGGCCAGCGTGCCCGTGGTCAGCTCCACCACGTTGGTGGTGTCGGTGATCTTGGCCGGCGAACCGGACAGCGCCGCACCAGTGCGCGGGTTGATGCCGTGGATGCCGATCAGGTCCAGAGCGCGACCCAGCGCGACGCCGGACAAGTCGGCCATCGTCTGCAGGACGCCGAGCTGACGGGAGTCGTCGGCCCACTTCACTTCCTGGTTGAACCGCTGGGTGACCTGCACCTTGCGGGGGATCGCGGTGACCGGAGCGAACGTCGCGGTGGACTCGGCCTTCTGCGCGCCTTCACCCACGACCTCACCGCGAGGCGGCGCCGTGAGCGTCATGTACTGCTGTTCGCCGAACTCCTGGGGCTCGGCGGCGGACAGGCGAGCCAGTACGGACTGGCCCTGCGCCTTCTGCCACACGCCCGGCACCATGTGCTTAGGCAGGGAGAAGGTGCTGGTTGCGAGAGCGACCATGGCGCTTTTCCTTTCGGGTTAGGAGCCGCCCCCGAAGAAGGTTCTCGCGAATTCGCGGTCGTCTTCTTCAGTGGTGGTTCCGGTCTTGGTTGACGTGCCCTCTTTAGACACGATCGGGTTTTTCTTTTTGCGCTCCGCCTCAGCGTTTGCCTGCTCGGCCGCGCGGTCTGAGAGCCTCTTCGCTTGCGCGGTGAGGGTTTCTTCATCGGTTCCAGTGAGGAACAGGTCGGCGTCATCCAGTGAGATGCCGTGCGTGACGGCGATGCGTAGGCGCAGTGCTTCCGCCTTGGCCTGGTCTCGCTCGGATTCGGCAGAAGTAATGCGGCCGTTGGCCTTTTCGAGTTCAGAAAGGTTGGCCTGCTCGATTTGGTCGAGCATGTCGGCCTTCGCCTTGAGGGTGTCGTAGTCCTTGAACTTCGACCGTTCTCGATTCAGGCGGTCCTTCAATACTGCGTCCAGCTCTTGCTGAGAGCTGATCGGCTTGAACTCGTCTGCGGCGGGCGTCTTTCCGCTAGTGGTGCTACTTCCGCCCTGGGCTTCGCCGCCGGTGAATGCGCCGGTTGAACCGCTGGTCGTGTCTTCTGCTGGATCTGACAATTGAACTGTTCCTTCCTGATCCGTCCATTGACCGCCGGACGTGGGCGTAACCCGTCGTTACGACGGGGGGTCTAGAAGGTTCGCCTTGATCCACGCCCTTACTCGGGCGCGATCAGCTGGCGTTGATGGCCGGTCTGATGGCTTGTAGGGGCCGACCGGAAGTGCTTTGCCGCCCCACGCTGGGACGGCTTCGCAGTAGCAGCGTTCGTGGCAGGCGAACGTCGCTGTCGCCTTCGTATAGACAGCGCGCCGGGATGCGACCATCTTGCAGAAGTCGCAGGCGTTGGGGCGCGTGCGGCGCATGTACCCGCGAGCTCGCGGATCCGCCGCGCTCGACTCGGTCACGGTGAGATTGGCGGCGTTCACCAGCCGCTTCTGCAATCCGCCCTCAACCCTGTTCTGGGCTGATTCGAGCGGGGAGAGCTGCACAGGCTCAGGCCCTACAGGCGCCGGTTCTACCGGAGCCTGCAGCGCCTCAGCACCCCAGCCGGCCAACGCCTGCGCTCCCTGGTCACCAAGGTCCGGGATGATCGCAGTGAAACGTCCTGCGATCCCTTCGTATTCCCGCAACTCGTCGTACCAGTCGGCGGCGACCGCCGCGGCCGCGAGATTCCACTTCTGCACAACCCCGGGCACGATATCGAACAGCGCCTGACCGATATCGATTGCTGGAAGTCGCCACACCGGCGCCAGGTCCTGCACCGCCAGTTCGGTGACGGTCAAGAGGCTTTCGCGTAGTAGCGGTGGACTACTGGTTTGCGCTGGTGCGGTCATTCACCCGGCGATCCTGCTGCGGCGTCGCCTTTTGCGCGTCCTGCAATGCCTGCATGGCGGCCAGCGCGCCCTGCGCGCGCCGCTTTCCGGACAGTGCGCGCAGGATCTGCTGATGGCTCAGCCCGATCAGTTCTAGTCCGACCTCGGTCTCGGCGAGCCACGGTATCGCCGCGAGCTGCTTCGTTCCGGCGTCGGCCATCGCCGCGCGCGACTGGTACCTCGGGTCGCGCCACTGCGCGTCGATCGACTTCCACGACTCCGGTATTTCGTTGATGGCCTTCTTGTTCCGCATCGCCAGGGCCCGCACAAACGATTTCCGCAATGCCGGGGTGAAGTCATCGACCGCGCCCTCAGCTTCTGCGATCAACTCATACTGTGAGGCGTCGTAGGACTCCGCGGACGTCGGATTCGACAAACCCGAGATAGCGACCGCGGTATCGGGAAGTTGTGCCTCACGCGCGAAAAGCTTCGCCAGACCGTTGATGTCAGCCCAATGCGCTTCCGGGCTTGCGGCAGAGAACTGCTTCACATCCGCGCGGGCATTCTGCGGGAACGGGGCGTCTGCATCGTCGGGAAGGCCCTTGATCCGCCCCAGGCGGGCTTCCCATATCGACTTCTGTGTGCCGTCAGCGTTCTTCAGCGCCGACTCGTCAGCGCCGAGCAGCCAGAACTCCGGATACGAGAACACATCCATGTGTCCTTCACGGCGGACCAGCTCCCGCACCGCGGCGTCCTGCAGCCCCATCATCGGCTGAGTGATCCGCGACTGTCCGAAGGGCCGCTTCGGAGCCGGCTTGTACGGCAGAACCTCCGCCGGCACCCCGTACACGTGCTCGGCGCGATCGACCTGCCATCGCAGTGTGGCCTTGTCGCGGTGAGCCGTGATGGTCTCGTTGTTCAGGTACAAAGCCAGCGTGAGGATTCTGCCGTCTTTGTCCTTCGCGATGATGGACAGCAGATTGTCCAAACCCCGGCGACGCCGGTTCCACTCCCCAGTGGCTTCCGTCGCGTCCTTGACATGGATCAGCGCCTCGGGTTCGTCGTCCTCCCCCACAGTATTGATCAGGAACGCCGGGCCGTGCTGCATTGCGGCGACGATCGCGCTATCCACCTCGGACACAAGGTGGTTGTCATCAACAACATCCGCGCCGCCGATGCCGTCAAGATCACCGTCAGGCCAGACGAAGCCTTCGAGGTTGCACCGCCGGGCCAGGGCGTCGACCGCCTTACCTGTCCAGCCAAGAACCAAACCCATGTTGTAGTACTGCGGAGGAATCAACGTACCGACGTAACGGATCGTGCGCTTGTTCTCGTAGTACGAGGTACGCAGCAGATTCGACCTGCGACGATTCTCGATTTCGGTGAGAAGCCCGTTGATCAGAGCGTTCTCATCGGGTGTCACATCGGGGAGTCGAACCGACTGAGCGGCAGCAGGATTCACGAGTTCTAACCGACCGCCGCCGGTGACCCGGCCGAGTGCCGATGCCGCCGCGGCGCCGAGCGGCCGTTGCCATTACCCGGCGGCCGCCGCGTCGTCATAGCCGCGTAGACCGACGCCGACATCGCGATCGCCGGCCCGATATCGAACGAGTCGGAACGCGGAACCAGCATCCAACCTCCCAAAGCGCGATCCTGCCGACGCGAACCCCTCACAGCCAGCTCGAGGTCGGGGTGTCCGTCGTGCGACAGGCGGCCCTGCTCAGCCATGCTGAGCCACAGAACGTTGCCCGCCCCAGCCTCGTTCTGGGTGTAGGGAGACGCCCTGAAGTTGAGCTGCTTAAGCTTTTCGCCCAACGCCTTCGCCGCGCCCGTCGAATCATGCTTGATGGGTGTCCTTTTGGTGGCATGGCGTGACAGGAACTGCATTGCCTCCACCTCCGACTGTGTTCCTAGTGCGATTTCGACGTGCGCGGACTCTCCCTCGCACCAACATGCGGTGATCCAGAACCAGCCCGATCGTGTCGCGTTGATCCCAAACGAAGCCACAGCCGGCAGCGAACTCAGCTCCGCGGCAAGGCGGTTCCAATCCTCCCGAGGAACAACCGCCAGCGTCTCGTTCGTCTTATCCCAAATGCCGAAGACTTCACGTTTGACGTCCTCAGGCGACATGTTCTCCACAAGCCGCTCAATCGCGGACTTACCGACCCTGAAACCGTAGGAGGGGTTCACTTGCGAGAGCATGTCCCAGAACCCAGGCGCATCGATATCGGCGACGACTTCGTCGGGCATCTCCGGGGAGAACTCGACGTAGACACCCTTGAACGGTCGTCGTTTCTTCGGATCAAGGGCACGATCGCGGCGACGCTTGAACGCATCGTGGACGCCCAGCGCGACTTCCTGCGGCCGCGGCGGGGTGCCCATGAAGAACGCCAAACCGATATCGGAGACGTTCATCGCTGCGAGCATGTCGGTCAGCGCCGACTCCTTCAGGTTCTGGCATTCGTCATACACCTGAATATCGACCTCCGAGAATCCGCGACCGAACCCAGCAGACCTCGCGCCGAACAAGATTCGGGAACCGTTGGCGAAGTGAACACCCCGATTGTCATCGGTGAACACCACCGGATGCTGCTCCCGCATCTTCGGGCGAATCGCCGGCTTTTCCACGATGCCGGCGATCTTCGTCAGCGTCTCCGACGAAGTGCGATCATGGTGCGACGACCAAATCACCAACGTCCCCGGACGTGCCAAACAAATCGCGATGAGGCCGACCATGATGCCCCAGGTCTTCCCGGCCTGCCTCGCGATGCTCAGCGTGACGCCCATGACGTCGCACACCAGAGAACCGTCGTCGCGCAGCCCGAGGGCCACGTACCAGATGTCTTCCTGCCACCGGTCGAGCACCACTCCCATGCCCGGCAATTCCGGGGCGATCAGCTCGTGATAGCGAGTGAAAGCTATATCGCCCGGGATGATGCAATGCCGCGCTGCGTCGACAAGTGGAGCAGGGTTAGCCCGACTTCCGGAAGCGATCGGCATCGAACGCGACTACCTTGCCGCCGCCCTTTTCGTCCGCGGCCGGCGCAGCCTCTTGGCGCTTGGGTGCAAGCGCCCGCAGCCGAGCAATCTCAGCCTTCGCGCGCTCGATCTGCGGATTGAGCTGCGATCGAAGCTGCGGCATCTGCTCGAAAGCCTCCGCCAGAAGCTTGTAACGAATCTCGGCCTCAGCCAGCAGATTCCCGGCGGCCATCGCGCCGTTCAGCGTCCTATGCTTGGCCATTTCGGGCCACCATTTCCAAACCCGCCGGTTGACCGCCCGGCGTCGGCGTAAATGCGCCACATCCGGCGCAAGATCAGACGAACCGCGGATTCACATACGTCGGCCGCGCCGACGCCAACCCCACACCAGCCGACTTCGCACGGTTGCACTGACGGCAAGCAGCCTGACAGTTCTCCAACGCATCAGCCTCAACCTGCGACCACCCCAGCCGCAGCGCCTCATCAGAAGAAACGACATGGTCGACTTCAAACGATCGAGGGTGAGGCGGGCGAGCGTGGTAGTCAATCTCCCCACCCAACGCCTGGCAGTCCGGCGTGATCTGCAGCGCGCACGGGGCGTCACCATCGCGACGCCGGACGTCAGCGCGGCGCCGATTACGAATCGTGGTCGACGCGAACGGCATTCCGCTACCCCCTACCCTGCGACCGACACACACACCGGCCTATGCCTACGAGGCGCGGCCCCCTTACCCCCCCGGGGTACCCCCCCTGGCTTAGTGGTGGGCGCCTGGGCCGGGCCATTCGCCTGTGGCCTCATGGTGGAGCTTCGCGCACAGCCCCTTGATCACCCTGTCCGGCAGGGGCTGGTTGCCGTTCTCGACGATTTTGGCGTTGATGAGCTGGGTGCACCTTTCGAAGTCACCTGGTGTGTTCCAGCCAATGGCTGCCGCGCCATCTTCGGTCAGCCAGTATTTCTTGAACTGGATCGGCATGCCTTGTGCGGGATTGGGGTCTGCCATGATCCGCTCCCCTACTAGGCTGGCTGGACTTGGGCTGAGAACCTGAAGCAATCGACAGTTGATCCTGCGATGTCCACTTCGGTGATGCCAGTCATCGTGACGGTGGCCTCATCGACAGTTCCCATGTTCGACAGCGCCTGGATTGCGTGGCGTCGTGCCGAATCCTCGGTGATCGTAGCGGGGACGACAGCATGGGCTTCTGGCATGGATTGATCTCCTATCCGATCCCTTGCGTCGGGGACTGCGGCCATCAGCGGTTCCCCTTCATGAGTTTCGCGAGGGTGCAGCGGTCGATCAGTTTGTCGAGGATGGAGTTCCATTGTTCGGCGCGGAGTTCGTTGCCGTTGGTGCGGGCTTGTTCTTGGTGTTCGCGGGCGTAGGCGAATAGGCGTGTGAGTGCGGCCATGTCGTGCCCTTCTGGTGCACCAAAAAACCGCTACGCCCGGGTCTGGGCATAGCGGTGCTAGTTGCGACCTTAGCACGACATGTCGCGCTTCTGGTGTCAGAAGCCGTAGTTGGCGCGCCGCCATTCACGGTCGGTCCATGTTTCTCCGCAGCGATCGCAGCGGGCGGTGTCGGCGATTGGCTTCCAGTTCTCGTCTGCGGCTCGCGTGACGGTGCTGCCATAGCACTTGGGACAGTAGAGCGCGAGGCGGAGCCTACGCGGTGTCTGTGGTTCGTCGGGATGGCGGGTTGGCGGGGACGTTCCAAATCGGTTGGCATCTGAACAGATGGACCTGCCGCGCACCCTGCGGACGTGCACTTCTTCGAATGTTCCTGATGCGTGCGCTTTGTTGTATCTGGGGTTTTCGGTTCGGATTGCTTCGAGTTCTGCTGCGGCGAGTTCCTCACGGCTGTTGAGGCGTTCGATCTTGATGTCGGCGACTCTCGGCCACCAGGGCTTTTCGATGCCGTGGGCAGCGAATCTTTGGTGTGGGTCGTTTGTGATTCCGACGTAGAGCAGTTGGCCGGTTTGGCTGTAGAAGCGGTACAGCACATGTGTGTTCCCGCGGATGTCGGATCGGATAGCCTTTGTCATGTCGACTCCTTGGTGTCGGCCGAGCCCCGGGGCCGTGTGCAGCGGTCGCCGGGGCGTTTGTTCGCAACGTACAGGCGGAGTATGACACGTGCCGCGCTGATAGCGGTTTCTTATGTCAATCCCAGTTGTCGGCTAGGTCGCCGAGAAAATCCACTGCGTAGACGCAGCCGTCGCACAGCATTCGCTCGATGTCTGACACCGGATCTTCGCCGCACGCAATGCAATCGACGTCGAGAATGCTCATATCCAGTCCAAGTGTCGTGGGATTGCTTCTACTCAGGCCACCAATCAGGCGTGCCGGCGTCGTGGATGTCGAATGCCACAATCGTACGGTCGTTCTCTGGGTCAGGCTCGACGAACACCCGCTGCCACTGATGCGGGTATAGGTGCATCTTGATTACGTGCGTACGCTCGCTGATCCCTCGGTCATCGATACGTACTTCAGATTCTGGCGCTGGTCCGGCGCCAATAATCAATCCGTATAGCGGCGTGAGGCGGTCCTGCAAAAGTTGGCCCTTCACAACTGCTTTGCCTTCGAATTCATCGAGCATCTGCGCCACTGCGTCAGCTATGCCCAGGCCCGCGCAATGAATCATGTACTGACCCAGATTCAATTCCACCGCGTGCATCCGTGCAGTTGCATCTAGCATTCTCGGGATCGATTGGCTTGCGTGAGATCCAAATGTGTTCGCGTAGTCTTCAATCAGCTTCTCCCACGTCGCTTTCCGCTGACCGTGTCCTTCATCAATCACGACTGCCAACGCCTGAGTCCACTCATCGAGGCGGACCCACCTACAGTCCCCTTCTGGCATCTTGAGCCTGGCCGGGATCGAACCCGCTGACAGCCGGACACCAGTGTCTTTTGCTTCCGGCCCGACGAACAGCAGCGGCCATTTCAGATTCATCACTGCCCGCGTTCTCCGAATCAGATCATTGCCTTTTCCTCGCCCGACCAGCGTTCGCAAGATGGCAGCGACGTCGTCGACGGCATCGGTGTCACCTTGGGCGATAGCTCCAAGCGCCCTGTCCAAACGCCTTTGGAGCCTCCTCAACTGTGCCACCTTTTCGTCGCCGGTGGTTGCTCGGGGCAGATCCTGTTCAGCCACAAACGCACAGTATGCGCCGTTGCACAAGTTGTGTCCCATCACCCGATAGCTACGCGGACGGTTAAGTCGTTGGTGATCGTTTCCGGGCGTTACGTTGGCGGATTTCGTTGGAGCGGAGGTCGCCGATGTTGTAGACCGGTGCGCCCTGGTGGTCGTGCTCGACGCGGATGTGTCCGCGTTCGGCCCATTTGCGGATGGTGCCGGGTTCGACGTCGGCGTAGTGCGCGGCGTCGGCGGCATGGACCCATTCGCTTGGGTCGTAAGGGTCTTGGCTTGGTATCGCCCAGAAGGCGCCGTATTGGAGCCATTGTTGGTCGAGCCGGTAGAGGTCTCCGGCGGGGTCGTCGACGCGGCCTTGGGTGATGTCGAAGACGAGTTGGCGGTAGGAGCGTGCGACGCGTTTCGCTCGGTCTTCGCGGCTGTCGCCGGGCCAGGGCCAGGGTTGGACGGTCCAGCGGCGGCGCGGCGCCGTTTGGCGCTTATCCGTCATCGTCGCCGCATCGGCATTCGTCGTTGATACGTTCTAGGCCGATCGTCAGTAGCCCTTTTACCACTGATCGCCGTTCAGTTCCACCCATGTGAATCAGGCCGTGATGCTCATATTCGAAGCCTGTTTCGGCTTCGAATCGCATCGCTTCGAAGACGCCGGTAAAGCTAACTAATGTGGCATCGTCGGGGATACGCCCGTATGCGCGCAGCACCTCTTTGAGAGCGGCTTCGAAATGGTCGTCTGCTAGTGCCTGGGCTTCGGTGCGTTTCATGCGCAGTCCCCTGGGTGGATCAGGTTGCAGTCGGCGCATTTCAGGCGGCCGTTGAGTGCGGCGTGTTCGTCGGTGTCAATGACGGTCAGTAGCGAGCTGGGATGGATCGGGGGCCCGGCGGGGCGTGTGGCCTTCTTAGGCTTCGGTTTCGGGCGCTGATAGCGGGGTTCGTTGCCGCCCCACGCCCAGGTGTCTTCGGCGTCCTGGCGTTGTTCGGTGTCTTTGCGTGCGGTGGTGATGGCGCGTTGCTCGGGTGTCTTGTGCCCGTCGATGGCTTCGGCGAACGACTCGGCGATCTGTCGGCCGATGACTGCGGCTTCTGCTGGTAGCCCTAGTTCGTCGATCAGCTCGGCGATGTTGTCGAGCACTTCGATGCGTTGTTGTACCGCGTCGAGGCGTGCGTAGGCTTCGGCGAGTAGGTATTTGGTGATTTCCATGTCGTACCTTTCGCGTGTGATCAGACCGGCGAGGAATTGGTATTCGCGTTCTGTCCATGAGGATTTGCACTGGTCGCGGTCGTCGCAGGTGACGATGGTTTGGCCGTCGTCGCGTCCGACGCGGCCGCCGCAGCGGGGGCAGGGCATGGGGTAGCGGTGGCGTAGGCGGGTGTGGCCGAGTTCGGCGCGCGCCTGGTGGTGCAGGTTGATGAGCTGCTGCAGGATTTCGGCGCCGGTGTGTTCGATGATTTCGCGGGCTTGTCCGTCTTTGCACCAGCCGCCGCAGTTTTCGCAGCCGCCGGCGCTGCGGTAGGCGTCGTTGAGCGCGTCGAGGTAGCCGCGCACTTTGGCGGGGTGTTTCGCTTTGAGCCGGAATTTGTTCCGCAGGAATTTCCGGATGGTCTTGGGTTCTGCGTCGGCTATTCCGGGCATCTTCATCGATTGTGCGAGTTGGCGTTCGGCTGATTCGATCCATGCGGCGTGGAATGCGCAGCGGCGCGGCGATTGCCAGGCGAGTGTGGGTTGTTCGGGTGCGGTGATGAGTAGTTCGATGTGGGGTTCGATGAGTGCGATCGCGGCGGCAAGGGTTTTTTGTGGTTCGGGCTGGGTGTGTTCGGCGGCGTTCCAGGCGATGGATCCTTCTTCGGCGTCGGCGGGTGGTTTGCGTAGTGCGCTGGCGCGTTGGATGTCGAGTTGTTCGGAGACGATGTCGGCGGCGTGGTCGGTGAGGTCGACGATCGCGGCCATGAGTGCTTCTTTGCGGGCGCTGATGGGCATGGCGGGGGTTGGTGTGGAGTTGACTTTCGCGCCGGTGGTGGTGGAGCGTTCGCCGAGCGCGGCTCGGAGTTCGGCCCAGTCCCGCGGTAGCTGTCGGATGGCTGAGCTGATGGCTTTGTCGCACGCCGGGCAGAGGGTGTTGGGGTGTTCGTTCATGGCGCCGAGCCGCTGGCCGTCGATGGTGACGGCGTTCCGGCAGCTCGGGCCTGCGAGGCAGCGCAGTGTTGAGGGTTCGGTCATGCGGCGCCGCCGGTGAGTTGTTGTTTCTTGCGGGCTCGTAGGTCGCGTTCGTAGGCGAGGCGCGCTTGGTGGCATTCGGGGGTTTTGCAGCCGCGTTGGTAGCAGGCGTAGCTGGGTTGGTGGCCGCCGTGTCGTGTTGTGGGGGTGATGGTTTCGCCGCGTTGCAGTCGGCGGCGCTCGCGTTCGCTGTAACCGCCCCAGATGCCGAATCGTTCGTCGTGGTCGAGCGCGTATTTCAGGCATTCGTCTTTGACGTCGCAGCCGAGGCAGATTTTCTTGGCTTCTTTTGTGCTGCCGCCTTTTTCGGGAAAGAACGCGTCTGGGTCGGTTTCGGCGCAGACGGCTTGGTCTTGCCAGTCGCGGTCGGGGTCGGTGACGAGTCCGAGGATGTCGTCGAAGCCGCTTACCCGGCGTTGCCGCATCATCGGGAAGTGTGATTGTGATTGGTGCTTGATGGCGGTCACGGTTGGTCCTTCCGCGGGTGTTTCTTGTTGAGGCATGCGGGGCAGATGGCGACGTCGGCGAGCGCGGTGATTTCCCAGCCCAGTTGGCGGGCTTGCTGGTGTGCGTCGTGGGGGGTGTCGCCGGGGAGTGTGATGGATCCGTTGGCGCAGTAGCGGCGGTCGTCGCAGCGGATGGTGTACGGCAGCAGCGTGCTCATCGTTGGACCTTTCGGCGGAAGGCTTCGAAGGCTGCTGCTTGGCGTGTGCGGCGTCCGTGGTTGGTGGCGTCGATGAGTCGGCGTGTGGCGAGGACAAGTGCGACCCAGCTGTCGGCGGTGTCGGGCCAGGTTGCTTCGAGCATGTCGGCGAGTGCGCAGACGGCTAGGGGGTCGTCTGGGTCGGTGAAGGTTCCGCGGATTTGGGTGATGATTTGGTCTAGGTGTTGGGCGGTGTCGTGGACGCGTTCGGCGCTGAAGTCGAGGACGGCGGGGATGGTCAGGTGTGGCCGATCACCCGCGGGAGGGGGCGTTTGGCCGTCTCCGTTGATCTGGGCTCGATTCTGGGCGGGTTCTGTGTGACTGCCGGGTGGCCGGAAACCTTCGCAGTCGCAGTCGGCGCAGGCGTACGGCTCAAACTCGGCATGCTCATGCGCCTTGGTCACGCGTATTTCGCCCTCTGGGCGTATTTCGCCCCCTTGCCGCAGCATCTCTTCGACATCGCAGACGCACGGGCCCTGATTCGGCGCGGTCATCGCGTGAGCCGCTTCCGCTCGCGCGCCGACTTCCCCGGCCGCTCGTCAAGCAGCCCGAGTTGGTCCGCGTCGGTGCGCAGCTCGCGCAGTTCGCCGCGTTTGTCCGCGGCGATGGACCTGGCGAGCTGTGGGACGGTCTTGCCTGGGACTCCGGAGTTCTTGCTCACTGCTGTTGCCCTTCCTGCGTGGGGTGTTTGGTGTCGTAGTCGGCGTACAGGGAGCGGATCTGTTTCACCGCGGCCGAGGACAGCAGGGCCGGGTTTTCGGCGATGCGGCGTGCGGCGTGGAAAACCTCGAGCTGAGCGTTGAGTGCGCGCATGCGGTCGACGGCGGCGCTGATCTTCGATTCGCGTTCCGGGTCGGGCTGCTGCTCGAGTTCGGGTGTCGGGTAGCCGGGGGCGCCGGCTGCTGGCCCGGTGTGCTTGCCGCATGTGCGGCAGTCGCCGTTGGTGGTGGCTGGGTATCCGTCGCGGATCGCGCAGGGCGCGCTCTCGGATGGCTGGTCCGGGCAGGCGATGTCGAACCGGAATCCGTCGCTGTCAGGCATGGGGTGCTCCTGTCGTGGTGTTGGCGGCTTTCGTGATCCGTGAGTTGCAGGGCATCTTCCGCAGCTCCCCGTTCTCCGGGTTGGTGCAGAACTCACCCGCCGCGACACGGCAGTTGTCGCAGTCGACTTCCAGGGCGTCGGTGTCGACGTACGCCTCGATCACGGGTCCGCGGGCCGGTGCTGGGACGCGGGCGGCGTGCCACGGCGGCGGGTACGGGTCACGGTCGGCGTCGTCGAGGTCATGCACGGTCGACCGCCTTCGCTTCAGCCAGCCCGCCGACCATGCCAGCGAGGCGGTTGCGGTTCTCAAGCTGCGCATCGCGGACGTCCTCGCGTGCCCGGCGCTCAGCATCGGACTCACGTTCAGTACGTTCGCGGCGAACGGCCCGCGCTGCATCGGTGAGGTCTTTCGGCAGCGGTCGAAAGCCTGACCCGTTGTCGGAGTACATCTTCGTGACGCCGGCCAGGACATCTGCCCGTGCGAGCTCGTATCGCTCGATCTGTTCGGCCCAGGAGTCGACGATGGCCTGCGAGGCTTTCGGGAACCACGGGTCGTAGGCGGCGCATTTAGCGAGGGCGAGGGCGGCGGTCTGGCGGTGGTCGGTGGTCATCGTTCGATCTCCGGGGTGTGGTGCTGGTTGGCGTAGGCGAGGTAGCCGTTGACTTTGTCGTCGTGAGTCGGTGCCGGCGGGTGGCCGTTGCCGTTGCGGGTGGGTGCGCGCTGCCTGCTGGCGATCTCGCGGACGCGGTTGCGCCAGGTGGCGTCCCAGTCGGTTTTGCGGCCTTTGGCGCCGGGGACTGCGCGCCAGTAGTCGCTGAACTCGTCGTGGATCGCTTTGAGGTCGAGGTGTGGGAATTGCTCGCGCATCGCGGCGCGGGTTTCTTCCGATGGCATCCAGCCGTCGGGCAGTCGTGTTCCGCGTGCGCCCGGAGCGGCTTTGGCCGCGACGGGGAGGTTTGGCGGGTCTCCCCCCGGGCCCCCCTCTACCGACGTAAGAGAAGAAGATTCCTCTGTTCCTCTGTTCCTCTGTTCCTCTGTTCCAGGCGCGACAGTCTCGCGAGGGCTCGCGACACTCTCGCGAATTTGAGACTCGCCGTAATCAGAAGTGCCGTCTGGCCTGGGGAAACGCCCTTTCCCGGGTTTGTCGATGCGTTGTATCGATTCCCAGAACGAGATGTAGAGCAGGCGCTTGCCTTTGGCCTCATACCGCCACACCAGGCCGGCTTGGAAAAGGTGGGTAATAGCGTCGGAAACCCTCGCGACGGTCTCGCTAGCGTTCGCGAGCATGTCGCGAGGAAAGATCTCCGCGACGATCAACGCGATGTCATCCACACCTACGCCGTTGTCATCCACGTAGGACTCAAGTCCTTTGAGGACTAAGCGGGCGTCCCAATCGACAGACGCGATGCGCTCGGACCGCCAGAACTCAGGTTTGGTTGAGCGGATCCGCATCAGTTCCCTTCCTGCTTGAGCACGCCGATGGCTGCTTTGGCCATGCGGCGGAAGCGGTAGCGTCCGGTGTCGCCGAGCCGCGCCCATTGGTAGGCGGGTATGTGGGCGGCGGCGATAGCGGCTGCGACCGTGTCGATGTGCGGGTCATGTTCTTGCCGGGGCATCGGTGGTGTCTCTGGTCCAGGGGGTCGTCAGGCGGTGCACGACGTGGCGTTTGGTGCCGACCTGGAACACGGAGTCGAGGTAGGTGACGCGGTCGCGGGCTTGTTGTTCGGTGGGGTAGACGGATGGTGTGTTGTCGCCGAGCTGCCAGCCCCACTGCTGTTCCAGGCCCAGTGCTTCGATCGCGGCCCGGGCCATTTTGTCGGCCATCCCGGCGGGTAGTGCACGCCCGACTTCGACGGCATAGGTCTGCCAGATTTCCTGCGCGACAGCGTCGACGACGTCGGTCATCAGAACCAGATCCAGAGTGCGGCAAGAACGGCGCTGAACACGACGAACCAGGCGGCTGCGACGGTGAGGAACGGGTGGTCCTGCTTCGGCTCGGGTGTGCGGGCGAATGGGTCGTTGTCATGCATTGGTGTTATCTCCTAACGGGTTTCGGATATACGTGTCATGGCATTCGTTGCATCGCGGCCGCCCTGCGCTGTACGGCTTCTCGCCGCAGTCGACGCAGAGCCCGGAGATGTAGCGGCGGTTGGCCTCGGAGCGGTCAGGCATTGGCCAGCTCCAACAACACATCCGCGTGACACGGCTGGTCGAGCGGGCACCAGCAGCAGAGGTCACGGCCGCCGAGTTCGGCGCGAATGTCGTCGATGTCCGGCACGCGAGGCTGGTGAATTATCGGGTATAGCAGGCAGTGTCGGTACTTTGTGACTGCGTCTTGGGGGCTGTCAGCTATCCAGATCGGGCAGTTGATCAGGTCGGGGTCACACCGCTTGTGTTCGATGTCGTGAACCACCCAGGGGTTGCCCCACCTACTCGGCCGCGCGACGACGATCGCGCCTTCGGGTTTCCGCCAGCCGCGCGTTCGGCGTAGTTGTATCCGCTCAGGCATCAGTAACCGCCCTCCGCTTGCGTGCCAAGTCGGCAAGGTCAGCGTTGAGCTGCACCCGTTCCTCAGTGGTCAGCAGGTCGTTGAGGTCCGCCGGGAGTTGCACCGTGACGGGGCTTTCCTTCAGCGGTGGCAGCACGTTGGAGGTTCCCCAGTGTTCCGCTTTGACTTGGGCGAGGTTGCCTTGGATTCGGCATGTGAGGCTGAGTTGTCCTCCGCAGCAGGGGCAGTCGGCGAAGTAGTGGGCGTAAGCCGCGCCCTCGGTGAGCAGTCGGTTAGGCATCAGTAACCGCCTCTGCAGCGTCTCGGGGGCGGCGAGCCGTCATCCTCTTAGCCATCGCCTCGGCGATTCTGCGTAGGTGATCCGGCCTGTCTGTCGGATAGCCAAGCCGGAGCAGGTAGTGCGCCACGCAATCGGCATAGCCGTCACCGACCACCACGACGCCGTTGATTGAGGCTGTAGTGCTCGGTGTCCAGCCCTCTGGGTGGGTTAGGCCGCAACCCTGAATTGCGCAGGCGCAGTTGGCGTGTGTGCAGCTCACCGCTCCACCGCCTCTGCAGCGCGAATTGGCGCGGGCCCGGGCAAGCATCCCTCGCAGAGGATCTGCCCGTGGCCCTCAAGGCTTTCCCCGCCGACCCAGGCGGGTGATTCGCCGCAGCGGGCGCACCGGAGGCATTCGGGGCAGGTGAGCTGGTCGCCGTTGCGCAGCCAGCCCATGTCAACGACGTATTCGAGCGCGTCGATGGGGTCACCGAAGATTAACGGTGATCCCCACTCGGCGTCTTCGTAGAGGTCGCCGCAGGTGTCGCACTTTGGGTGGTAGGCCGTTGTGGGCATCGCGGTCATGAGGTGGCCACCTCTGCCACATCCGCTGCCGCTAGGAGTGCAGCAGCGAGAGCGCGTGCGTCACGGGTGCACAGGTTGAGTTCGACTGAGCCCCATTCGACTTTGCAGCCCGGATGCCGCCGAGGTGTGGCGGCGAATGCGTTGGATGCGCGGACAAGCTCTACCGTCGAGACCGTGAAGTCGTCGTCATCATCGACGGGCCAGCGAGAACCAACCGGCTCAGGTAGTGCCACGATGGCGACGCCTTCCAGAGACAGCAGCACATCAGCGAAATGCTCCCGCCAGCCCTGCGTTCCTTGTTCGCCGCAGCGGCATTCGTCGCGGCCTACGTCGAGGTTGGCGGTCGCGTCTTCCTGGTGCTCGTAAAGCAACGCGACGAGTTTCGCGCGGATGTCAGTCATGAGCGGGCCTCCCTGTCTTCCAGTCCGCGCCAATGCAATTCGCGGCATCCGCACAAGGGGCACTCAGGGCCTAGACTGCCGTTACTGGCTTCGTGCCCGACTGTGAAGAACCCAGCAATGGGGTCGGCTTTGCAGTTCCAGCATGCGCCGACGAGTCGGTATCCCTCGCCGCGTGTTGCGCAGCGGTCGTGACTGCAGCGCGCGTCGACCATGGGCGCGCCTAGTGTCGGCGAGGTCAGCACTTCACGCATTCTCAGTCCCTTTCGTTGCGCCGTCGGTGATTGCGAGTGCGACGATGACGCGGTTCCGCTCACCGTCTTCAAGGAACAACCCGAGTTGGCGTCCGACCTGCCGAAGTTGCGCCCGTGTGGTTTTCAGCTCGGCAACCAGATCAGCCACTAGGCCGATGGGTGGCGGTGTAATCCTGTAACCGGGGGCCTTTCGCCACCTAGCCAACACCGCTTCGGCGTGTTCTGCTAAGTCGTCACTCATTGGCAGTCCAAACCTCTTGGCCGTCTTTGGTGAAGACCGCGTTCGGCTCCCACTCATCGCCCACCTGAACCTCTTTCGAGCACTGGTGGCAGATGAGCGGGCTCGCTTCGTTACACGCCTTCTCGGCGGCTTCGTCGGGGTCGTCAGCCTCCACGGTCACCCACGTTTCCGCGAACCCGCTCAGGTACACGGTGTACTTCTCACTCATTGGTGTTGTCCTCCGCCTTAACGAGACGGCGAGCCGTAGTGGCTACCGCAAGCCACGCATCCTTGTGGTCCTGGCCCATCCGCATCCATTTCCAGGCCGCTACCGCACTTTCGTCGGTGGCCATCGGGTTGAGCCATTCGATGCCGCGATAGATGGTGCCGCTGCGGATTTCGTAGGTTGCGAACAGTCGCAGGGCGAGCCGTTCGTCAGCGGACAACTCAATCGGTGGCGGCGAGTTGGTTACGTACTCACTCATTGGTGTTGTCCTTCCGTACCCACCCAGACACCAGCCGGGACTGGACCTCGCGGCCGTTCGCCGCGTGCTGCTTCTGCGCGGCCTCTTCATCGCGGGTGAAGACCCATCCGATGCAGCGCCATTCCTCGGTGAGTCCGAGTGCGTCGATAGCAGCCTGGGCGAGACGGCGGTAGTAGTCGCGGGTTCCCTCCGGCACCTCGTCCCAGTCGGGACACGGTTCGAAGTACTCGGCCAGCTCCACTGCCGGACCGCTGTTTTCGATGAATATGGCTTGCGCTACTGCGTCTACGGTGTCTGTCATCGCTCTAACACCCACCCCTCAAACTGCAACTGCTGAATAATCACCCGGGCCAACGTGTCATTCGGCAGGTCGGTGAAGCCGCGGTTGATGTCCAACGTCTTCCGCACCGAGGCCAGGGCGTCGGGGTTGACGAGGTCGTACTCCTGCACCGGCTTAGGCATGCGTCACCGCCTTCGGGTAGCCATCCCAGGTCCGCCCGTCCAGCTCGCGGCCGGCGCGGTGCTTGCCGACGCGGCGCATCACGACATCCCGGTATGGCGACCACTTTCCGGCGGGTGCCCCAACTTGGCCGGGGTGCCATGGTTCGTCGTGGGTGGTGCCTTCACCGGTAAGCCACCGGTCACTGGGCCGGGGGTCAAGGGCTTCGACGTACTCACCGTGCTGTTTGTGCAGATACGCCACACCGGCCGATTGGCATTGGTCACGGATCGACCGGAACCAGTCGGGGTGCGCGGGCCGGGCACCGGGGCCAGACTCGCCTCCGGTTATGCACCAGTCGAGTTGGCTGCCCCAGAATGGTGAGCCGGCCTCGATCGGATCTGTATGCAGGTCGATCGGCCCCAGCATCGGCTCCGCTGAGACGAACCGGACCGCAGCCGGGGTGTCGAGCAGCGGGGGTATGCGGATGTCTGCCCACTGCTGATTCTCGGCGCTGACACCAAGCCAGACGTTCGGCAGCGGCCAATGCGGAGCCGCGAATCGGGCCGCGCGGTCCTCGCTGAGTCCGGCGAGGTTCTCAAGTACGGCCGTACGGAAATAGTCAGCGTTGAGAAGTGAGCGCATCCGAGCGTGACGCTTGGTCAACACCTGAAAGGTGTGGCGCTCAGCAAATGCCATGACAGCGAACACCTTTGCGATGTACTCACTGGGAACTTCATCATGAAACAAGTCACTCATCGAGTTAACGAAAATCCGTTGCGGTTTCCGCCATTTCAGCGGCAGGTCCAACGCGTCAGGATGGACGCTGACGCCGAAGCCGGGACCAGACGTGCGCGGGTCGCCGTCTCGCTGATACTTGGCCTGCCCCATTCCCTTGAGCCGCTTTGCCATCGTCATCGCGTAGCAGTGATCGCAGCCCGGTGATACGCGGTCACACCCGGTGTTCGGGTTCCATACGCGGTCGGCCCATTCGATTGCCGTGTCAGCCATATTCCTGCGTCCTTATCCGTCGTTGGCATGCCCCGCCCGACTTGCAGCGCCACCCGGTTGCCGTCTGCACGAACAGCGCCCACGACGCGGTGTGGCGGCACAGGTAGCACGTGCGAGTGGTGGGGATGGCGCGAACGTCAGCCATGCTCCACCCCCCGCCTCTCCCACTGCATCTCTTCGACTTGCCGGCACATGTGCTCAATCTCGTTGAGCACGAACGCATCCTCCGCGTTGGCCGGGATGCCGAGCAGTTCGGCAACCTGGGCGCGGAAGCGTTGCAGGCGTTGCGTTTCGGCGGCTGCGTTGTCGGCCGCGGTGAGGACTGCTGCGGCGCCAGAGTGCCGAGTTTGCTGGGGGAAGAAGGCGGCGGCGTTGGCGAAGCTGATCATGGGCTGGTTCCTTCTTAGTGCGGGTAGTGAGGCATGAGTTCGTCGGCGCGCAGGACGACGGGCGCCCAGTCGGGGGCTGGTGATCCGGTGAAGATGACAAGGCAGTCGGGGCTGCCGAGTTCGAAGATCCAGTCGAGGCAGCCGCCGCAGGGTGTGAACTGGTCCCGTGCAGCGGCGATGACAACCGCCGTGGCCGGGCCGTCGCCGTTCGCCGCCATGGTGGTGAGTGCGTTGACTTCGGCGTGGACATCGTGGGCGCGGAAGCGGTGCTCAATGTTGCAGCCGACGTAGATGTGACCCCGGCTACTGAGGACTGCGGCGCCTACTGCTGTTTTGCCGTAGAGGCGCGCGAATTTCCTAGCGGCCCAGGCTTGCTCGGTGAGCGTGTTGATTTCGTGGTCGCTGATTTTCATGCTGCTATCCCCTTGACTTGATCAACGCAGGTATATACCGTGGTATATACCGACGAGGGAGAGGAACCCCCATGAGCACCACAGCCACATTCCGCGACTACAACGCCGACCTGCCCGAAGACGGCGAGTTCAGCGTCAACACCAGCGACGTCGCTCACGCCGAAATCGTCATGGACATCAACGGCGTGCGCCTGTCCGACAAGTTGACGCCGACTGCTGCGCGAGACATGGGAACCTTCCTTGTCCGCTCCGCAGAGCGCGCTGGGGAGAGCGACTGCGAGTTCATCGGCACTATGGGCCGTGCGTTTCGCCTGTCTGCCTATGATTTCGGTGACATCGACTTCGCGTTGTGCGCAGACGGAGAAGAAGGCGACACCTTTGTTGAGTTCACCCTGTCCACCGAGCAGGCGATCGACCTTGGCCAGCGGTTGATCGTGTGGGCTGGGGTCAACGTGCAGGAATCCGTCGATGCCTAGGGACAAGATCCGCGCTGTCCGCCTCTCAGATGACCTCTGGGAGGCGGTACAGCGCAAGGCGGCCGAGGAAGGCCGGGCGGCCAGCGAGGTCGTACGGGAACTGCTTGAGCGGTGGGTCATGCGGCCACCTCGCAAACGCGCTTAGCACGAAGAGTCCGACTTATCAGAACGCCTCGACATTGCGGGCCGCACGTCTTCGTGCGTGCCCGCTTTGTCTTGTGCGGGGTGAACTGCGTTCCGCAGACCGCACATTCAGTGGTGATTGGCCGCCATGTATGCCTAAGCCCATGCTCCTTCGACGTGACCAGTTCCAGGTTCTCAATACGGTTGTCCAGCCGATCCTCATTGATGTGATGAACCTGCTCCCAGCGTTCTAGCCGTCGGCCCAGGTGCTGTTCCATAACCCAGCGGTGTTCCAGCATGTGACGCCCGTCGGGCGTCTTCACCTGCCGGTAGCGCGGCCTGAATTCGGCGTCGGCCTTGCGGGGGTTCTCGGCGAGTCCGCGACAGCGGCGCGAGCAGTACTGTTGCTTCTCAAACTGCCAGTGGGCCAGCTTGGGGCGCTTCGTGAAGTCTTGGCCGCAGTTCGCGCAGGTCTTCGTCATGCGGCGATCTCGCTGACGGCCAGAAGGTGCCTGATCGCGGCGATCGCTTGAAGGGTGACCACGCCGTTCCCTATGCGGGCGAGCTGCTCGTTCCGGGTCAGTCCGACGGCTGGATCGGTTACCCAACCCTCGGGCCAGCCCATCATCCACTCAGCGAACGCCGCCGAAAGGCGTGGATTTCCCTTGCTGTTCGGCTCAGTTGGCGGGGGGGCTGGGCGAGTGATCTGCTCCCAGCGGCGTATCGCTGCCGCATATTTGCCCCACTGGGACTCTGTGACGCCGTCGTGTGCGATGGCGGTGACCAAGTCATGCCCGCCGCTGCCGTCGCGGTTCATGCGGGCGTAGTCGGGGCCGGCGTGCGCGTTCTTCGCTTCTGGGGTGGGCAGTAGGGCGCTCGGCAGGTCGTGCTTGGTCTTCGCCTTCGCGGTCCATTCATCCCACCAGTCAGGGGTTTTCCCCTCGCCCATGTCATTTACAGCGGGCGTCGGCAGGAGTTTTCCGCCGGTGTGTAGTAGGCCGTTCTCGACGAGTATCGCGAGGTCTGTGACCTGTTGGCGGCCAGGCTTTTTCGCCAGATGATTCTCGGGGGTGTTGCCGGAGTTCTGCGCGCACGGCGTCGGCAGTAGGAGGTCTACAGGTCCATCACTGCTGAGGGCAGCATCAGATCGCCGCTGCTGCCCCGCTGATTTGGGCCACCCTTCGTGCCGTCCGTCGCGCGCGGCGTCGGCAAGATCACTTCGCCCTGCGGCCGGTTGCTGTTGTCCCGAACGGCTCCGAGCGAATAACTTATCTCCGTCGTTGAGCCACCGCGCGTCGCGCGCGGCGTCGGCAGCGACGATGAAGACTCGCTCCCGCCTGTGTGGCGCGCCGACGTCGGAAGCGGCAACAGTCGCCCATTGCGCGTCATACCCGATGTCGGAAAGGTCTCCGAGTACGGCTCCGAGTGCTCGCAGAACAGGTCCATCTGGTCCGTCTCCCACAGTTGCCTCTGCGGATTCCATTGCGCGATGGGCTCTTGCACTGAGCAGTCCTCTCACGTTTTCGATGACCACGATCGGCGGCTTGAGTGCTGCGATGGCGCCGGCGAACATCGCCCACAGTCCGGACCGGCTACCTGCGCGGATGCCGGCGCGCCGGCCGGCGGCGCTGACGTCCTGGCAAGGAAACCCGCCGCACAGCACGTCTACGGGTTCGACGGCGGTCCAGTCCACGGCGGTGATGTCGCCGAGGTTGGGCACGCCGGGCCAGCGGGCGGCGAGCACCTTGGACGCGGCCGGGTCCACTTCGCAGTGCCAGACGGTGCGCCCGCCGAATACGGCTTCCACGGCCAGGTCCAGACCGCCCGCGCCTGAGAATAGGCTGCCGATTCTCATGCTGCTGTCCGGGCGGTGTAGGTGGCGATCCAGGCGTCGGCTTCGGAGCTGCGGAGGTCGAATAGGTCGGTCAGGTCGGGTTCGCGGTGCATTATGAGTCGGGCGTAGAAGGCGCGGAAGTTGTTGTTCAGCTTAAATTCTGGGTCTGTCGTCGCTAGCGCGATTTCCCAGCGTGCGCGCTCGAACAGTGTGGCTATGGCGAGTTTGTGGCGTCCGGTGCGTTGGATCCATTCGCGGGCGAGTCTGACGAGTGTGGTGTAGACGTGCGGGTTGGCGCGATCGAATGCCTCGAACCGCTCGGCTATTGATGTTCCGAACTGCAGTGATATCTGATCGTGCGTCATGGGTGGCGCCGCCTCTTGGCTGCGTAATCCCGGCGTGACCAGTTGCGCTTGCACGCTTTGCATTTGCGCATCCGTTGGCCGGACGGCGTGGTGTAGTAGACGACGTTGTCGGGCGTGTAAGCGTGCCCATTGATGCAGCCGGTCTTGTTCGCGTTGTGGTTCCGGCCGTGCCGAACAACGTCGAAGCTGTTTTCGGTTGGCGTTCCCCACCGAAGGTTGCCAGCTCGGTTGTTGAACGAGTTTCCGTCTAGGTGGCGGACGACGGCTTCGGGGAACGGCTTATCGCCGTGGAATGTGCGGCAGACGAGCTGGTGAACCTTCCAGCTCTCCGGAGTAGCACTGTCACGGAAAAGGTTCACATTCAGGTATCGGCCGCCGCCCGCGCATGCGCTGAGGACTCTGCCGGGGGTCTTCCTGTGCGCGCCCCGCGAATTGATGTATTCCCTAGCGAGTGAACGGATTTGTCCTTCGGAGCTTGCTTGGTAGCGCCCTTCAAACCCGGGGATATCGCGCCATTCGAACGTTTCGAAGCGTTGGGCGATGGTGGCGGCGAATGTGAGCGCGAGTTGGTCGGTCATTTCCACCGTCCGACGCGGCGTTTGCGGGTTTGTCGTTGGCGGCGTGAGCGGTTGGGTTGTTGGTTGGCTTGGTCGCGGGCCATTTGGTGGCGTGCGCCGTACCAGGCGGGTGGGTGTTTGATTGCGGTGGATTTGGTGCGGGCGGGTGTGGTGGCGGCGGCCAGGTGTGACGGGACGGGGTTGCCGCCCGTCACACCGGCGCGGATGTCGCGGAACCTCATGCGCTGACCACGTCCACGTCCAACGAGTCATCCGAACCGGGTACCAGGACGTTCAGGGACAGCACGGAGAAGTAGTAGCCGCCGTTGCCGTCGTTGGCGTAGCAGTCCGCAAGCGCAATCGGATTTTGGTTGTGCAGGATCTTGACCACGGCGAAGTTGGTCGTGCCGTCGCCATCGTAGCCACTCCGTTCCTCATCCGGTGTGACCTGAACGTCGGTGATGATGGCCTGCAACGCATCCGGTTGGATTACCCATGTGCCGCGTGCGCTGGCGCAGCAGTCGCTGTCCGACATGTACAGCCAGAGCACAGTGCCGTCGTCCAGCACCAGCTTTTCACCCTTTCTCTCGACGGCGACGACGCGCTTACCTGTGATTTGTTCACGTATGGCTGCCAGCCCGGAATCGGTGGTTTCCATCACTGCACCGCCAGTACGGGCTTGCCGGTCTGCCCGGTCACGGCTTGGGTGATGGTGTGCCAGGCTTCGCGGAGGATCTGGGCGGTCGGTTGCAGCTTGATCGCGAGTCCGAGGGAGCCGTTGGTGACGCGGGTGCGGAACTTGGCCTCGACGGGGTAGGTCTCGGGGTGTCCTTCCCACGGGCGCAGGTTGAGGATGATGACCTGCGGCACTTCGAGTTCGCGGCCTTTGCCGGCGGTGACGGTGTGGTCTTCGCGGTAGGTGAGTTTCAGGCCGCCGTGTGCGCGTTCGACTTTCGATTCGAATTCGCCGCTGGTGGATGAGCGGATGCTGTCGATTACTTCGAGCAGTTCGGCTTGGTCGGGGCTGGTGATGGTGTGGAGCAGTTCTTCGATCTTGTCGCCGAATTCGTTTTGCGGGTGGAGGCGTCCGGACATGGCGTGCCATGCGGCCCAGTCGTCGTCGGCGGTGAGTTTCATGGTGAGTTTGTCGTCGCGCCAGCCTGCGTCGGTGCCGTTGCCGTTGTGGTCGTTGTAGATGGCGGTGAGGACGCCGCGTTTGGCGCTGCCCCACAGGGTGCCGGTGGGTTGGGCCATCGGGCGGCGTTCGAGTTCGGCGAGGAACGATTCGAGTTCGGAGACGGTGCGTTCCCCTTTGACACGCAGGGGGATTGGGAATTCGGTGGGGTCTACTGCGATGTCGGTGACCTGCAGGCCGTGTTCTTCGGTGACGGCGATCGCGTGTCGCTGGTGTGGCAGTAGGCCGTCGATGATCTGCGCTCGGTGTGGCGCCCGGGCGCCGACCAGGAGTGCGCTGTCGACGTGATCGATGTTCGTTGTGGTGGTGTTGTCGGTCATGGGGTTTCAGGTCCTTTCAGGGGGTCAGTTGTCGCGGCCGGCGGCGGCGGACTTGTTGTCGGCGGGTTCGTCGTCGTCGTACAGGGAGCGTTGGTTGGGGTCGTTGCGGTGCAGTCCGCCGTTGTCGTCGCCGAACCACATGGATGTCCGGGGGTCTTCGGGGATCTTGGCGGTGATGGAGTCTTGGATACGGAATGCGTTGGGGATCTTCTCGACTGGCTTGATGTCGAGCTTCACGGTCACCGAGGCGGCTTTGCCGGTCTGCTGGACGGCTTCGACGGCTTCGCGGAGCTTCTTCGTTGCTTCGTCGTGGGCGCGGCCTTTTGCGTGTGTGAGTAGCAGGGCGGCGAATTCTGTTGTTTGATCGTTGTTGTCGGCCATGAGGTTTCCTTTCAGTTGGTGCCGTCGAGGGTTTGTTGTTCGCCGCTTTCGGCTTTCATGTCGGCGGCGTCAAGGATCTGGCCCACCATGTCGGCCAGGGTGCCGAGCTGGTACCAGGCGGCGAGGGTGTCGCGGATCTTCTTCAGATCGGTGTCGGTGAGCACGGCGGGGTCGATTTCGCGATGGCAGCTGCCGTGCATTTGTGCGAGTGCGACCAGTCTGTCGGAGTCGTTGCGGCATCCGCCTTCATCGAGCAGTTTGGTGATGTCGTCGGCGAGGTCGCGGCGTGATGCGGCGGGGATACCGCCCTTGGCGGCTTTGGCGAGTGCTTTTGCGACGCGGTCAGTTTGGCCGGGGGTGTTGGCGGTTGGTGCGCCCGGCGCGGCGTCGGCCGCCGGCGGGGGCGGATTCTGGTCACGCGAGTCAGCCTGTGGCTCGGCGCCCGACGGCGGCTCAGCGCCCTGACTCGCGTCGTTCTCGCCGCCCTGACCAGGATCCGCGGCCTCAGCGGAAGGGGAATGCTGTTCCGGCTCCGGTGCTGCGGACTTGACCTTGCCCTTCAGCTTCGGCTGCTCGTCGGCGGCGTCGGCTTCGCATGGCGCGGTGACGATTTCGGCGGCGACAGGCGGGAACAGTTCGTCGCGGTTCGCCTCCCCCGCCATGATCGACTTCCCGGCGATCTTCATCTGCGCAACGTCTTCAGCGGTCCACGCGCCGCGCTTGCGGCCAAGGCGGGCCTCGAGCTGCTGCTGACTGACTCCGACCTTGTCGCGGAACCAGGTGACCATCGTCTCGATGCGGTCACGCAGCGGCTCCCCCTCGCCGTGCTCGAGGGTGCCGCGGCAGATGTCCTGGGCCTTCTCGGTGAACCAGCGCGGCAGGATCGTCTGAATGCACTCACGCACGGCGCGGGCGCCGACGTTCTGGTTGTTGAGGTAGATGTCGGTCAGGTCGACCAAGTCGACGCGTGAACCTTGGCGCATCCGCTGGTGCGGGACGATGAACGTCCGCGATGAGCGGGTGTTCTTCTGCATGTCCCAGCACGTCGCGAGGACTTCGGATTCGCCCTTCTCGTCGTTGCGGGCCAGTTCCTTGACGCCGTAGTCGACGTTGCCCCAGATCCGTGCCAGCTCCCGCATCAGGTGCACCGACGGGCCGGATCCGCGGTTGGTGACCTGGTAGAACGCCTGCTCAGCCATGTCGAGGCGGCTGCAGACGTACTCCATCTCCCGTTCGGCTTCGGCCATGTCGCGGGGGCAGTTCTGGGCGACGGTGACGGCGGCCTGGACGTCGGCGATCGCCCGGGTCTGCTCGACTGCGGTGGCTTGGCTGATATTGGCGCGGGCGCCGTTGGTGGGCGGCTGGTACCGCTGGACGGTGCTGGTCATGCGGAGAGCTCCTGTTCTTGACGGAATACGGCGTATGGAGGGAGGTCGATTTCGTGGATGTGGTCGCCGTAGCCGGGCCAGACACCGGTTTCGGTGCATTCGCGGTAGATGTTGATCGCGAGGCGGTTCCGGCGCCGGCCAAGGTCGATGTGGTGGGGCCGGATGCGGATCACCGACACTAGGAACGGCGGTTTCTTGGACTGGAAGGCGAGTAGGAAGTCGGGGTCGTCGGAGACTTCGGTGGCGGCTAAACCGTCGAGGTACCACGCCTCTTGCATGTGGTAGCCGTATTCGGCGGCTGACTTGGCGCAGTGGCCCGGGTCGGCGGTGGTGGTTGTCTTGTAGTCGAGTCCGACGATGCGGCCGCCGATCTGGCAGAGCCAGTCGGTTCGGTACCGCAGCCGCACACGGGTTTCGGGGTCGTGCCAGTATCCGGACAGCTCGGGAGCGCCGTCGGGTGCGCGGAGTAGTTGCCGCAGCACGGGGTGGGCGTAGGCGGCGTCTGCCATCGCTTTCGCTTTGGCGATGTCTTTGGTCAGCAGCGGTACTTTGTCGGCGGCCCAGGCTTCCTCGCGTGCCGTGCAGGCTTCGGCGCCGCGCCAGTTGTCGGCGTCGACTTCGACGATCACCGATCCTTCGCCGAGGACGTACTTGTGGGCGGCGTGGCCGAAGTCGTACTCGGGTTTGGGATTCGGCGGTTGGCGGCGGTTGAATTCGAAGATCGCTGGCGCGCTGGGCGGGATCAGTGCGCGGGCCCCGGAGGATGACAGGCTGAGGTGGTCGGCGTGGTAGTCGATGTCGCTGATGCCGCTGTAGACGCCGTCGTCTTCGGGGATGACCCGGTTGAGCTGGTCGGCGTCGAGGTAGAGCAGGTCTGTTTCTCCGTCGGGTTGCACGCCTGGCCGTTCGGCGGCCTCGCGGACGGTACCGCGGAGTACGGACGATTCGGTGGTCTTCCACCAAACGTGTTCCCCGGGTCGGAAGCCGGTCATGCGTTGGCCTCGAGGCTTTGGGCGTAGGCGATAGCGCGGCGTAAGCGGGCGGAGTATTGGTCTTTTCGCAGGCCGAGCCAGGCGGCGATTTCGGCGAGGCTTGCGTCTGGGTGGTCGACGCGGGCGTTCAGCGCCTCGTAGTAGCGGTCGAACATACCGGCAGGTTTGCGGGTGCTGGGGTGCCCGGCCCATTTCCGCATGACGCGTACGGCTTTCCGCGCGGCGGCGACGGTGTGCAGGGCTGCGTGTTCGGTGCGGACGCGGTTGCCGGCGTGTAGGGCTTCGATACAGGTGGGGTTGATCCAGCGGGGCGCGGGGTCGACTGCGGTCATATGTCTGTCCTTGCTACGGGGAGGTCGTGAACCCAGGTGAGTAACTGGTCCCGGGTCATGTCAATCGGTATGGACGCGAGGGCGATGACGGTGAGTTCTTGCAGTTGCCGGCGGCCGAGCCGGCACAGGGTGCCCCACGTGAGGTTTGGGTCTTCGTCGCGGAGCAGCATCGCCAGGTGCAGGGCGAGGTCGGCGGTGTCTTCGAGTTCGGCGGCGCGGGCGTCAGTGACCCTGCCGTCGGGGACTTGTGGCCGGTCTGGTTCTGGTGGTCGGTTGCGGATGCGGCCGACGGTTTGCGCGGATAGTCCTGTGACGGCGGCTGTTTCGACTTCTGATGCGCCGACGAGTGCTAGGTGTCGGACGCGGCGTTCTTGGTCGAGGTCGTCGCGGTTGCGGTCGTAGTGGGCTAGGTGTTGACGGGTGGCGCGCAGGGCGGGGTTGTACCGTTCGGTGGCCGCGGTCATGCTGCACCGCATTCACTGTCGTGTGTGTGGTGGCGCTCCCAGAGGTCGGCGGCGCGTGGGCTGGTGACCCAGCGGCCGCCGCCGCATTCGGTGCAGAGGGCGAGGAATCGAGCGGTGTCGACCGCGCCAGCGTGGAGGATCGTCATGCTCCACCGGTCCCGAACAGGTGCTCGATTCGTTCGAACATGTCCCGTTGGGCTTGTGCCTCAACGGATTTGATGATTCCGCGTTCTTGGATGACGCGGTGCGGGATCGGCACCAGATGCAGAGTGGTCTGGTCGGTGCCGGGCTGGTAGTCGGCGTCGAACGCGCGGTAGCAGCCGCCGAACAGATCCGGGCCGTAAATGTGCTCCGGATCGAAGTTCGTGCAGTCGCCGGGGTAGGTCAGGGTGTCGGTCATGCTGCACCGTGCCCAGGCAGCGAATCCAGGTTGCACGCGTAGTAGCCCTGCAGCCTGCGGAAGCATTCAGCCGTGGCGCGGGCGTCGCCTAGCGCGGTGTACTCGCCGTCGATCTGGACACCGAGCGCATCGCAGACCTGTTTCAGTCCGACCAGTTCGTTCGGCGCCAGCAGCAGCGCAGGGCCAGCGTAGGCGGCGAGGTCAGCTAGGCGGTGATGCCAGACCTCGCCCATCGGATAAATGTGGTCACCCTCGATGAACCCGGGCTGTGGGTAGCGTCGTACTAGAGCGGCATCGAAAGCTGGGTTGCTGCCGCCGAATGTGTTGCCTTGCAACGTAACAGCAAGGTCAGTGAATGCCAGGGTGGTGTGGTCACTCGACAGCATCTCGCGGAACAGTGCGCGCTCGTAGTAGCGGTTTATGTGCAGCGCCTCTGGTGAAGCCTCCGCTAACTGGTCGGGGCTGACATACGGCACGAACCGAACTTCCTCACCGGTCGCTACGTTGACGGCGGCGATCTCGAGGATCGCGGCGGTGTCCGTGTTGAGGCTGGTGGTTTCGGTGTCGACGATGATCAGATCGCGGCTCATATCGTGGTTCCTCCGGTGTATGCGGGTCCGGTCCAGGTGTCGGCGTATCGCTTCAGCAGCGGCAGATGCCGCGGGCAGCGGTATTCGACGCCGATGACGAGCGCCTGCCCGGACTGGGTGATGGTGAAGCCGGAATCGTTTTGGATGCCTAACAGCACTCCGTCGACGCCGGGCAGCGTGGGATGCGCGTCGAGCGCGTAGCACATCGCGGGCGACGTCGCGACCGCGTAGTTGATGACCTGCGGCGCAACCGGATCCGCATGCGCCGGCGTGTTGCAGGCCGCGGCGGCGATGAGTGCGCCGAATAGCATCAGCAACAGTGTCCGGGGGCGGATCATGCGCGGACCGCCTGCAGCTCGCCACCATCACCCCGGGTCAGGGTGAAGCCGGATGCGACCGCCGCGAACGCGATAACGATCTCCGCGCCCGGCAACCCCGACTTGCGGACGTTCTCGATGAACTGCTGAAACGCTTCAGGATTCACCGCGCACACACCTGCCGCACGTAATGCACCGACCAGAACGTGCACAGGCAGTCGGCCGGATGCTCACGCTCCCGGCGGGCCCGCTGCCGCTCGAAACGGAAATTGATCCCGGCGGTCGCCGCGAGGCACACAATCGTGATCACCGCGCCGACCTTCAACACCGTGTTCATCCCCGTCAGCAGACCGGCCGTAGCGGCGAGCATCGCGATGCCGGCGCCGACGACCAGCACCGGGACGAGGGGCCTCACAGCGATGCCCCCGCCAGCCGCAGCGACACCGACGCCGCAATAGCCTGCTCCACGACCGCGTTCCACTGCCGCCAACGCTCAATCGGGATCGACACATGAACGCCGTCAGGATGCCCCGTCGGGCTGGTGCGGATCATCGGCCCGTACTTGTCTTCGTAGACAACCGCGGTCGGCGGCGTGTCCAGGTCGACGTACTGGCCCATGCATGTATAGGCGCGGCGGGGGGTCTTGGTAGAACTGGCGGCACTCATGCGGACACCGCCATCCCAGTTGAGCTTTCAATCCGCTTACGCGCTCGATACGCCCTCTGATACTCGACGTGACACCGCCTACAACGCGGAAAGTGGCCGGGTTTCCCAGGTCGTGAATTGTCGGGTGTCATTTCGTGCCCGTTTGAGCAGCGATCCGGTCCGTTTCGCTCTATGCGCGCGCGTGTTGGTGCAGTTACCTTCCACCCATGACGAAAGCGGTCCTGCATATTCTGAGACCGAGTGCCCCAGTAGAGGTTTTCGATGCAGTTGTTGGTGGGATCTCCGTCGAAGTGGCAGCACTCCGTCCCATCCGGGCCGGGTCCGGCGAACGCGGTCAGGACTAAGCGATGAACGGACTTGGTCTGAGGCTGGATACCCGGCCGGCTAAGCCGCACAAAAAGGTGTCCTGTGCCCTTTTTCATGGGGAATTGACGGAGATATTGCCCACAAAGTGCGTACGTCCTGCCGTCCGATGAGTGAACTGTCCGGCCGATGGACCGAACGCGTCCCTTGTCGGATACCTCGTATATGCCTTCCCATCCGCAGGCGGGAAGCCATCGTTCGTTAGACTGATGATTGCTTGTCACTAGGAACCTTCTTTCCTTGTTGGGCGGGCTGGCCCGTCACCGGCGCACACCGGGGGCGGGCCTACTTATTTGGAAACCGCTGCGGCTTCCAGCTTTTCGGCTAGGTGCGTCCACGCTTCGGCCCCGATCACCGAAGTAGGTGCGACACGATCAGTGATGTGGCGGCGCACCGCGTACGCGGCGTCTTCGAGCTCGCCGACGGTGAAGTTTGGTTGCCCCGCGCTGGCCTCTGGGGGGAGGGAGCCGAGCGCGGGGCCGTCTTCTGCTGAGGGGCCGCGGTCACCGTCGGCGCTGGCCTCGCCAGCAGCAGAAGAAGAATCAGAAGACGCGTCGAGAAGGGGGCGACCAACAGCGTCGGCAATCGCCGGGCCAGCTTGTTGTTGGAACTGCTCGGCGAGGGTGAACGCGCGAGCGAGATCACCGGAGTGGGCGGCCAGCCACGCGTCGAGAGCGAGGGACAACAGGTCGTCCGGCGCCGACTCCGCTGGCTCCGAAGGGTAGAGCGTGGTGGGGATCGCGGTCTGCGCCGCCAACTCCCGCGCCCGGGCTTGGCGGTCGCGAGCCTCGCGGGCGCAGCGTTCCTTCGCCTCAGCCCACAACGCGTCGGCCGGCTCGTTGAACATGTCGAAGTCGAAAAACGCCACGGGGAACGCCGGCCAGCGCATCGGCCACAAACTGCCCAGAGTGAACGACGCAGCACCACCAGCCGCGCGCGCCAGCTTCCCGATCACGATGTGACCGCCGCGCCGCTTGCGCCGGAGTCAAGCGCGTCTCGGCGGCGGCGCCACTCTTCGCGAATAACCCGAACCGTCCGATAAGCCACATACACCTTGGCGGCGACATCAGGCAGTCCAAGCTGCTCGTACTGGTGCCGGACCCGCACAGCGATGCTTCGCGCCTCTTCGAACGTATTGAATATCGTCGGCTCGTCAGCACCAACGGTGAAAGTCACCGGATTCGAAACCAACACCGGCCCAACGCCGTCCACGTAGATCGCGAACTCAGCAGCGGTATCTTCCTGAACGGTCATCACGCTCCCCCTGTGGTGGCTAGTGCTTTCGCGGTGTCGCGTTCCGCGCAGATCCGTTGGTTCTCGCGGCGCAGCCGCGCAACCTCAGCCCGCTCCGCTTCCAAGCAGCCGAGTAGGTTCGCCTTCTCGCTACGCAGCCGGTGGTTCTCGCGGCGCAACACCGTCGCCTCGCTGACCGTCGCGTCGACGTCGCGCAAGGCGGTCGCCATCGACGGCTTCGGCGGCCCGTACGACTCGAAGCGCGCCATCCGCTCGGTAGTCATGCGCTCACCGCCGGGGCTGGCAGTTCATCCCGGCCGAACGGGTGATCGGGCCCGGACAACAACGCGACGATGTCGCAGAGCTGGGTGATCAGCGTGCGGATCATGCGCTGCGCCGCCGTAGCGAAGCGGGCGTAACACCAAGCCGTACAGGGGATTCCGCAGACGCCGCAGGAGCCTTTGTGCCGCCGATAGTCAATGCGTCTATGGCGTCGAGGATCTGCTGGTCCGTCAACCGCACCGTGTGCCCGACGCGGACCGCGGCAACCTTGCCTTCACGGATTCGTCTCCGTAACCACAGCGCCGGATTTTTCAAGGAGTCACCGCAGATCTGCCGGGCAGCGTCTTCGAGCGAGTGGGTCCGCATCACACACCCCCGCCGCAGTCACGGCAGAGCGAACAGATAGTCGTCATGCCGGCACCTTTTCGCGCTTGTGCTTGTCGCTTGACATGCCAGTGGGGGACACGTTGGCGTCGAAAATGACTTCGAGGGGCACGTTCAGCGCCTCCGCGATGCGTGCGGCCAGTTCCGGTGTGCAGCTCGATCTGCGTCCCGACAGCAGGTGTGAGATGAACCCCTTGGAGCAGTCGGCGTAGCGGGCGAGGCGGCCGAGGGAGAAGCCGTACTGCTCCATCAGTGCTCGCAACGTTGCTGGGCTCCGCAGCCGCATCCATGTCCCCTTCGGCCAGCGTTTTCGTGTTGTCATGAGTGTCCCCTAGTAGACGTCTATCTGTCAAGTAGTACGGGTCAATTATGCGGCTACCGGTAGACGGAATGCAAGAAACGACAGCCGTGTAGTTCCGCAGCCAGTGACGTTGCGCTATCTCGGGGTCTACTAATTGGTAGACGGTTTGGGGTAGATTGCGTGTCAAGTGCTGGTAGACGGACGGGGGGTGCGCCTGGTTGAAAGATGAGACCAGCACAGATCAAAGTTTCGATGTGCCGACGATCAAGGACCTCATCCGCTCCTCGCTCGACGCCGGAAAGTCCGTGCGCGAGCTCGCGGAAGACTCAGGACACCGGGTGAAATTCCAAACGTTTCAGGAACTATCCGTCCACGCCCCCAAGCAGTTCCCGAAGAACCCGGAAACGATTACTGGGATGGCACTGGCATTGAAGGTTTCGGAGACGGCGATCGTCCTGGCCTACGCCAGCGGAATCGGCATCACCGTCACAGCTGGCTCAAATTTCGCGATGCGGCTACCCGCCGACGTCGACCGCCTCAGCCCCGACATGCAAGACGCGCTCGTCGCCCTAACGCGCGCGGCCCTGACGACGGCGCCGGCGCCCAGCAAGGCTGACCACGTTGCCCGAGCACTCACGGGCAACAACAAAACTCGACAAGGTGGACAGCACCAGAGACGCCTCTCCAAATGACCAGACGTGCGGCGGCACGATCTCCAAAACGGCAAGAATCTCATCGTGAACAGTCTCGACATCTGGAAGTGCGGACTGTGGCATACCGGGTATATCGTTATCCATGGGTGATCCGTTCTTTTTGGCCAATCACTCTGGATGCCTCGACGTCGCGAGCGTCGGGGCATCCCCCCTATTCAGGTGAAGACGATCACACCATAACCCACTGACAGGTAACTGCCAGGAACCGGCCAATAGCACTGGGCTGCAACGAATTTCAACGCTGTAATTAGGGTAGAATATGCCCGTTCATCTCGCTTTACTTCGCGTGACGGTAGCCTGCTTTCGTATCCGCCACTCTTTCTCATAGGGGGTGAGTGCGGACTATGACGCGACCATCCCCGCCTGGTTGGTACCCCGACCCGGCGGGCAGTGGGAGACGTCGCTATTTCGACGGCGCGCGGTGGGGACCTCTCGAACCCATTCCGACCCGACAGCTGAGCATCAACTGGAACAGCCAGGCTGACAGCTGGTACTCGCGCAGATCCAGGATTGTCGCGGGGCTGCTGCAGTTGTTCTTCGGATGGCACGGCCTGGGCCGCTTCTACCTGGGCTACTACCATCTCGGAGCCGTCCAGCTCACCCTAGGGCTGGTAGGGCTCGCCACGACGTTGCTCTGCTATGTGGGGCTGATCATTCTTGTGCCGCTGACGATCTGGGTCGAGATCGAAGCCGTCATGATGCTGGCCGGAAGCATCCGTGACGCTGAGGGCTACAAACTGCGCTGATCCGTTCCGGCTTCGATCGCTTTCTGCGGCGGCCGGGCGAGCAATTCGCCCATCACCGCGGCGGCGGCTTTGGTGGCGGTGCGGTCCAGGCCGCCGTATACGTCGGCTGTCATCAGCGCCGATTCGTGGCCCATGTGCCGGGAGACGACCAGCATGGGGACGCCGGCCATCAGCATCCAGCTCGCGCAGGTGTGTCGCAGCGCGTGCGGCGAGGGTGGGGGGTCGAGCTTGGCGCGGCGCACTGCCGGATCCCATACCCGGCGCTTGAACCCGGCGTAGCGGACGGGGCCGCCGGCGCGGTTGACGAACAGGAACTCGTGGGAGTAGTCGAGCTTGTCGAGGACAGCGGTGTCGACGTCGATGCTGCGGTTTGAGCGTTTGGTCTTGGTGGCGCCGATCTCGTAACCGGCTGAGCTGTATTTGGTGGCGCGGCGGATCCGCACGGTGCCGGCGGCACGATCAACGTCCCCGGGGCGTAGGGCGACGGCCTCTCCCCAGCGGCATCCAGACGCGACGAGGAACTCGATCAACGGTTTCCAGTAGTCGGTGGTTGCGGCCAGCAGGCGGTCGAATTCGTCACGTGACAGCATGCGGTCGATGGCCTCGGTGTCGTCGCCTGTCCCCTTGGGCAGTCGGCGGCCGGCGGCGGGGTTGGCGGGGATGTGGCGGGGCACGGCGGCGGCCAGCGCGCCCGAGAGGAAGCCGTGAACGTTCTTGATGCTCTTGTGGCTGAGCGGACGCCCTGTCTTGGCGCTCGGCGTGGTTTCCATGCGTTTGACCCAGGCGGCGATGTCTTCTTCGGCGAGCTTGTCGAGCGGTATCGCACCGAGGGTGGGGCCGATGTCGTTGCGGACGTAGGCCCGGTATTTGTCGATGGTGCCTTGCTCGACGCCGGTGAGGTTGTCGATGTGGTGGGTGAGCCACTGTTCGACGGTGAAGTCGCGCGGCTGGGGTGTGGCCGACTTCGGCAGCGGGATGCCCTCTATCTCCATGGCCCGGCGGCCGCCGACGGTGTTGACCAGGGCGCAGAACTCTTTGGCTTCCAGTTCCGTCTGCCAGGGCACCGAGGTCTGTTTCTCGCCCAGTTTGAACAGCACAGCCCATGTGACGCGGTCACTGCCCTTGTGCGGCCGGCGGCGGACGGATGCCATTGCGGCTTTAGGCGGTGAGTGCGGGCCGGCTGTAGTCGGGAAGCAGCTCCGGCATTGTGTTTGTCTCGTAGGCCCGCTGAATTCCGGGGCCGATTTCATCAGCGACAGTGCGGCCGCTCGGCAGGACGATGTGGGCAAGGAATTCGGCGTCGAACGTCACGATGCCGGATTCGACGGCCTCGAGCTTGGCCTTGATGACCAGGGCGAGTGCGCGCCACCGTTGCCGGACGGCTTGCTCGTAGGCTTCGCGGATCTGGTTTGCGGCACGGGCTCGACCGGTCGGGGTGCGGGTGAACTCGCTGCTATCGCGCTCGGGCAGTGGTAGCACGAACTTCACTTGGCGGCTGTTGATGACGAAGCCGACGACCGCGTTGGACTCGTCCCACCCGTACATGAACTGCCGGGCGCCGTAGCGGGTCAGAGTCTTCTCGATCTCAGCGCGGGAGCGGTCCGAACTAACTTCCGTGCTGGCCGCGTACTTGCTCATACCGGCACCGTAACACGGGAATCCATTGACACGGGATTGACACGGCCACCGGGTGGGGTAACATCTAAGGTGTTTACGCTGGTCAGAAAGGGTTTACCGTGGTGGAGCTAAGGGGACTCGAACCCCTGACCCCCACACTGCCAGTGTGGTGCGCTACCAGCTGCGCCATAGCCCCGCGTGCTCATCGAAGCTACACCACTGGCCACACGCACTCAAAGTCGCTGCCCACGAGGGGTGATATCACCGGCGCTATCACGTTTCCAGACAACTCATGACTTCCGCGGAGGTACTGGTGTGACGGATGTGACGCCGAGACCTACCCGATGACGGAATTGACCAGTTCGCGCGCCACGGCCTGCACCTCCGCCAGATGCTCCGCACCCAGGAACGACTCGGCGTAGATCTTGTAGACGTCCTCGGTCCCCGACGGCCGGGCGGCGAACCACGCGTTCGCCGTGGTCACCTTCAACCCGCCCAGCGGCGCCCCGTTTCCGGGCGCACAAGTCAGCTTCGCCACGATCGGCTCTCCCGCCAACGACGTGGCGGTCACCTCCGACGCCGACAACCGCCCCAGTCGCGCCTTCTGCTCGCGATCAGCGGGCGCGTCCACCCGTGCATAAAAAGGCTCGCCATACTCAGCGGTCAGCTGCGCATACCGCTGCGACGGCGTCAAATCCGTCACCGCCAGGATCTCCGAGGCCAGCAACGCCAGGATGATCCCGTCCTTGTCGGTGGTCCACACCGAGCCATCGCGCCGTAGGAACGACGCCCCCGCCGATTCCTCTCCCCCGAATCCGATGGTCCCACCGATCAGCCCGTCGACGAACCACTTGAACCCGACCGGCACCTCCACCAAGTCCCGGCCGATGCCGGCGACCACGCGGTCGATGATCGACGAACTGACCGCCGTCTTGCCGACGCCCACCCCGGCCGGCCACGACGGCCGGTGGGTGTATAGGTAGTCGATCGCCACGGCCAGATAGTGATTCGGGTTCAGCAGACCCCCGTCGGGTGTGACGATGCCGTGTCGGTCGGAGTCGGCGTCGTTGCCGGTGGCGATCTGGTAGCGATCCCGGTTCGCGATAAGCGAGGCCATGGCGTCCGGCGAGCTGCAGTCCATCCGGATCTTGCCGTCGTGGTCCAGGGTCATGAACCGCCACGTCGCGTCGACCAGCGGGTTGACCACGGTCAGATCCAGACGATGCCTCGAGGCGATCTCACCCCAGTAATCAACGCTGGCCCCGCCCAGCGGATCCGCACCGATGCACACCCCGGCCGCGCGGATGGCGTCGATGTCGACCACATTGACCAGATCGTCGACATAGGCACTCAGATAGTCATGCCGCTGCACCGCACCCAGCGCACGCGACAGCGGCACCCGGCGCACACCAGACAGATCACGCAGAATCTCGTTGGCGCGCTTGGCAATCACCCCGGTCGCGGCGCTGTCGGCCGGACCGCCGTTGGGCGGGTTGTACTTGAAGCCGCCGTCGGGCGGCGGGTTGTGCGAAGGCGTCACCACGATCCCGTCGGCCAGCCCCTCGGTGCGGCCCCGGTTGTAGGTCAAAATGGCATGGCTGATCGCTGGTGTCGGCGTGTAGCGGTCCCTCGAATCAACAACGGCCACAACGCCATTCCCAGCCAGCACCTCCAGCGCCGACACCCAGGCCGGCTCTGACAACCCATGTGTGTCACGTCCGATGAACAACGGCCCGGTGGTGCCCTGCGCCGCCCGGTACTCGACGATCGCCTGGGTGGTCGCCAGAATATGCGCCTCGTTGAACGCACCGTGCAAAGCCGAACCCCGGTGACCGGAGGTGCCGAAGACCACCTGCTGAGCGACGTCGTCGGGGTCGGGCTCGATCGTGTAGTACGCCGTCACCAGGTGCGGCAGGTCGACGAGGTCTTCGGGCTGGGCCGGCTGTCCGGCTCGCGGGTTGGCCAT